TAAATTATCTTCAGTTAGATATTCAAGATTCAGCAAGTGCCCTTGAGTTCAATTTCTCTACTCAAAAATGGGGGAGAGTGATTGAATTAAATGGTGAAAGAAACCGCATTCAAAAGCATGTATTTTTCATTAATAAGCATCTTGTTACTGTAATGGGTGATAATGCAATATACGAGATGGCTGGTAATATTTATCATAATGAATTAATTACACCTAATACTAATCCGCAAGATGTGAACGCATTCACTAAATATCCGATGCGCTACGAGCTTATCACGCAACAAATATTTGAACCCGATTATTCTGAGTTCATTACAGATTACGTGCAAATTGACTTTGTATTTGGTGACAAGACATTTTATAAAAACAATGCGCCATTTGATAATACAGTATTTATCATTACTGAAGATAGTAACCCCGATTGCCCAACATTTGTTATCACAGAGGATGCGGGGACGACCGGCGATCCAATTTTTGTTATCACCGAAGATGGTAATACCCCTGGCTTTAGTGATAATCATTACAATGCGCTATTTAAGCCTTATATAGCCCTTTATGCCTCCGATGATGGCGGCGTAACGTTTGAATCCTATGATTTAAGAGAATTCTCGCCGTTAGGCGAATATCGCTGGATTATGCGATGGTATGAGATGGGAACTTCAAGAAACAGGGTTTACAAGCTCATCTGTGTGAGTTCGGCACCTATTGTCATACTTGGCGCGGTTCACTCAAGACGCAGGGCAAGCGGAGGCGCAAACTAATGCCTTTATTCTTGGATAGGATTGACGCTGCCCCATTGCAAGATGATGATTTCTCATTTTCATTCAATTCATGGGTATCAACTACAGTTGATTCACTGAACGAAATCATTATAGATATACAGAATCAGTTTAATGGGATTGGAACGCCCTACGGCCCTGTCACTTTAACGCAGGCACAAATCATCACATTAAACACTGCGGGCCTTTTAAGTGATGGCGTGCTCATTTATTGCACAGACCATATCCCACCATGTTATGTGGGTCGAATATCGGGCGCTCTAGTTCAATTTTCAACGACAGCGTTTCCTTAAGGAATTATTATGGGTTTATTTGATATGTTCTCAAGCTTTCTCAACCCTGGGAAGGGCTATAAAAAAGGCCAAGAGCAGCTTGATAAGTATTATCAGCAAGGGCAAAACTATTTACAGCCTTATCAGCAGCATGGTGAAGAGGCTTATGGGCATCTTAATGAGGCAATGCAAGACTTGCTTAACCCCTCTGGGCTTCATGATAGATGGCTTCAGGATTATCAGCAAAGTGATGCGGCTACGATGGCCCAGGAACGCGCCATGAATCAAGGCAATCGAGCAGCTAGCTCAATGGGCCTCAGTGGTTCATCACCCGCATTGCAAGCCATTCAAGCCGGTACAAATCAAATAGGCGCTGAAGACCAACAAAGATACATCGAGCAGATGATTCAGCAATACCTGCAAGGTGCGGGATTAGCTCAAGACATCTATGGAGTCGGCGCTAATGCAGGTAATCAGTTGAGCAATAATGCTACCAATATGGGGCAAAACTCCGCTCAGATGAAATTTAATCAAGTAAATGCTCCCGGTGAATTATTTGGTAAATTATTGGGTGCAGGTGCCAATTTATATGGAGCACAGCAAGGCGCTAACGCTATGAACAATATGTCCAAAGCTTGGTCAACAACTGGGGGCCAGTAATGCCATTAAATATCCCAAATTATACTGGCGGCGCAGAGGCTCTTCAAAGAGGGGTGGAGCAAGGCACAGGTTTATGGCAACAAATGATGGGGCATGGGATAAATCTTGGGAAAATGCACCAACAAGGTCAGCAATTTAACCAAACTTTAGGTTTTAATGAAAAACAATTAGCGCAACAGCATATGCATCATCAAGATACTATTGGCATACAGATGAAACAATTAGAGCAGGCTGCCGCTTTATTGCCTTATCAAATTCAACATTTAATAGACCAACACCAGATAACACCTTATCAAGCACAAAATTTATATGCTCAAGGTATGAGCCATTTAGCTCAAGCTAAAAAGGATATGATGTTTGCTAATTTGTTAGATCCAAACGGTGGACAAATGTCTATGCCTGGACAGCAATCCAACATTATGTCTCCTCCTGTTCAGCCTCAAGGCATTATGAACCCACCAATGCAAGCGCAAAATATGCAAATGCCTATGGGCCAAAGAAGTGCGCCTATGCAGCAAGCTCCTATGGGAATGGCTCCTCAAGGTCAACCACATCAACAACGGTCTAATGTTCCATATCCGCAACAAGCACAACCACCTGCACAGCCAGCACAGCAAACCGTAACGCCAGAGCAAATTAAACAGGAAGTGGCTCAGTCTTCAGGATTTATCGATCCAGCAGATTTAAAACCAGGCGAAACAGTCACCATAAGACCTGCTCAGCCTGGAAAAGAACGGCTTGATAATGTAGCTGGATTGATGGGAATTCCAGGTGTGACGCCCACTGTCGTTGATGGCGTTCAATATGAAAGATGGCCTAGCGGTAAATTAACAGCGACAAGAACAGGTGCAAGCCCAGAGCAAAAAGCTGAACTTGAAACCAAAAAGAAAGAACAGCAAGAAACAAATAAACGCCATGTGATTGAACGTCAAAAATTAGAAGAAGAATTGCCGAAGGCTAAAAAAGATTATGAATTAATTGAACAGTTAGAAAAATTGTATGAAAAAAATAAAGGCCATGAAAAAGAATGGTGGGGAAATGTTGTCCCTGGAAAACTTGGAGAAATACAGGGTGGCTTAAGAAAATATTACGCAAAGGGTGAAGATTATGGTCGCATACAAGATATCACGGGGAAATTAGTAGGCAAACAATCCAATGAATACTCTTCTAGGGGTCTTCAAACAGGCTTGCAGATGGCTGAAAAAAATAAACCAGGATTCAATGAAGATTACAGCATTGCAAAAGGTAAAGTATTGCAATTAAAAGAAAGTGCCAAAAAAGGATTAGATATTGCTGAAAAGCGCCTAAAAGATTTACAAAGCGGAAAAGCAGGAAAATCAGAAGGTAATGAACCTGAAGAAACAAAAACTATTAATGGTAAAACTTATTATAAATATGCTGATGGATGGCATGACGAGATGATTAAGTAATGGCCAAAATAACCGATCCTACATTATTAGCTGAGCTTGAAACGCCACAAAAAAGCAGTCGCGTTACAGATCCGGCTATCTTAGCAGAGCTGGAAGGGAATCAAGGGGCAGCTAATCAAGAAGCTCCTTATAAGCCACAAGGGTGGGGATCTGTTGGGGGTGATGTTGGTCGCTTAGCCATGGGCGCTATCCCAGAAGCATTGCGATCTATCCCAGGATTAATACAGGGCGCGGGAAATCTTGCGCTTGAAGTTGGTCAAAATGAAGTACAGCCAGGGAAAATAAATCCTAGAATTGCAGCATCTGTAGCTATTGGATTCCCAGACTTTATAAGAAAAGTATTAAATCAGCCTGGCCGAGGGGTTGAATATCTTGGTGAGAAAGCAATAGTTTCTCCTGAAGCTCATCAGTATGGCAAAAAAATGCAACTTCCTGAAACGGGATTGATGGAGAAGTTTTTAGGAAAAACAACAGAAGGTGAACAGTTTGCGCATGGTTTAGCACCGTTTATTTTGCTAAGAAATCAATTGGCAGCAGCTCCCGCAACAACTACCGGAGCTATTGCAGGTATTGAGGGAGAAAATCCCTTTGCTGGCGCTCTCTTGGGTAAGGCCGCTCAAAAGACAGGCGAGGCCGTTGGCGGTCTTAAAAAAGAATTTCAAAATAGAAAAATATTAAATGAATTAAAATCCGAAGGTAATACCTATGGAGACGAATTAAAAGCCAATGTAAATGAATTACAAGCCAAGCTTCCCACTTATGAAGAAAGTATAAAAACAGCTCAAGAGCAAGCCGCCGAATCTGCCCAAGCATTGCAAAAAGCCGAAGAACTTCAAGCACAAGCTACGGCTAATCATCCTTCTGAATTTGAAAACATTCAAAATGAAAAGTTTAGAATTCAAGAAGAAGGCATAGAGGCTGAACAGCAAGCCTTTGCTAAACAGCAAGAAATAGCACAGCAAGAATTAGCGCAACAACAACAAGCATTAGCTGCACAGCAAGAGCAAGCTCAAAAAGCACAAGAAGCGCAGCAAAACCTAGAAAATATTAAATATGAAACTGGCCATGCTTCATCTTTTGCTTTGAATAACAAGATTAGAAATAATCAGGAAGCTTTGCAAGAATTGAATCAGCAAATAGAACAAGCGCCTGATATTTCACATTTGCCACAAGCAGAAAAGATATTTGCAGAATCTGAAAAGCA